TAAAGGACTAAAGTAATTGGTACTTTGTCTTGTAGATTCCAAGCTACAGTTCCATTACCTATGGTAGCAGTATCATCACTGAAATAGTAAAAGTATATACCATAAGCATCAGTATGAGCTGTTATGGTTAGGTCTGTAGTAACATTAACTTTCTTACCTTTGTAAAAGTAATACCAATTATTAGTTTTAGATAAGGTCATTATTCTTGTAGTGTAGTTATAATCAATAATAAAGTTGATTCTTTGTTCGACAGGAATACTAAACTATAAGTATTTTGTAAGCTACCTTCACCATCAAAAGAAGCAGTAACAGTACCATCGCCCTTCTGCACTTCTAAAACTTTATCATAATCAGAAGCAGAGCCTCTTTTAACAGATAAAGCGCCTAAAGTAGCATCAGTGGTAATCTCAGGAGTAGCAGAGTTACTATAAGCTTGTTGTAAAGTTGTAGTACCACCAGAACCTCCTACAGGTAATTGACCGAACCTATCTGCTTCAATAAATAAAGCTCTTGCTGTGTCGGATAGGTCAGTAGTTCCACCTCTAACTATAATGTATCCACGCAATAATCCATTTTCATCTAAGTTTTGTTCTTTAGTAAATATTTCAGAAAAGATATTTTGTTGAGCAGAAGCCATTGTGTTATACAAGGTCTGACCCAATTGGATACGGATTAAATTAGAAGTAAATAAGAATACTCTGTGAGTCGTATAGCTACTGTTTGGGATAGGTGCTGATGTTCCAACCGTATCTTCCCATGATAGCAATAGTGATTGAGTGTTAAGATATTCAGTACCAGTTGATAAACGGTGTCTTAAATTAGAAGGGGCTACTAAAGCTGGTAATTCAATTTCATTTGGAGCAGTAGGGGTTGTTTGAAATCCTACACCTTTTTTGAATACACATCCGATTGATTTATTAAGGAACAGATTAGCACCATTAGCAGATATTAAGTTTCCTTCTTTATTAAATCCACTTAAAGCATCCATCAAGTCCATCTGTTGAGCTAATCCACTAACAGCTACATCTGGTAAATTATTTACAGCATTTACTGTGGTCTTATTAGTATGAATTATAGCACCAAGAATAACGTATAATCTACGTTCTTCTGGTGTGAATGGTGAGGTCTTTTGAATGATAACATTACCATCTGGATTTATAGCAATATAAGTAGCGAGGTGGGTTAAAAGATTATCTAATGTTACAAGAGTTGCACCTGGATATATTTGAGGATACTTAGCTTCTAAGTCATTGTAGATACCAGCACTGATATTAAAGGTTGTAGTGTCAGCAGATAAAGCCATGCCTGATTGTACACCCATACCATCAGTAACAGTTTGGATATTATCACTGTAAGCATCTAATTCATCAATAGCTGTTTGTGCATTAAGAGCATCTAATTGACTTGCTGAGTTATTATATTGGACGAAACTTGCTTGAACTGAGTTGGGCATATAGCCCCAAGTTACACCATTAGAATAGTATAAACCTGCTTCCTTACGATTAATAAAAGGTACACCACTTGCTTCCTCTACAATCCATACTTGGTCAGTAGATATAGTAGCATCAGGTAGATCAGCATAAACTGATACTCTGCCATTAATAGCACCATTACCATTACTTGTTATTGTCCATGCCATTTTATTTAGCTCCTTAACTCTGCTCTAAAGTCAACAGTACCAGCTATAGTTATTTCTTTGATAGTATTAAATAGCGCATTATAACTTGATTGTTTAGGTACAATGGAGGTTAGAATATCTCCACTAACTGTTTTTACTGTGAATGTAACATCAGCCGTTACTGATGGATTAATTATAGATAAACCATGAGCACCTTCTGTTATAGTTACAGGGTATATATCTGCGGATGAAAGGAATTTAATAACCTTTTGTCCATTTACATCAAATCCCATGATTTTATCTCCATTTTTATTGTTTATATCATTTATTTTTAGATTTAAAAAAAGCCCTTAATGGAAAAAATGACGAAACCATTAAGGGCTAAGGAAACGAAAAGTTTTAGTTATGAAGGTATGTAGTCTTTAGTAACTATTGGAACCCACTCATAGATAATATCTCTAAAGTTATTACCGATCATACATACTTCTAAGTAATTTGATATTCCATCATCTCTGTATCGGAAAGTTCCAACATTAAGTGCTGATGGTTCCTCATCAATTGGTCTCGCTATTGCAGATGTAGTATCTATATCAGTACGAGTATTAGCACTTTCTATTAAACCTGATCGTACAAATAGCCGTGTTACTCTCATTTAGATTAAGCCCAATCCTCAGTAACTACAGTCTTCCAGATATAAGTAGCGGCTCCATTCTGGATACATACTTCAAGGAAAGCGGCTGTAGCAGTAGTTCTATATCTCATTACGCCTACAAGAGCGGCACTTGCTGTAGCTGTGTTAGTACCAGCCTTAACTTCACCTACTACAGATGATGTGTTAGGGGTATCAATTTTTCCAGATCGTACAGATATTTTATTGAATCGCATTATTTCTCCTTAATAAAAACCCTTGAAAGCCTAAACTCTCAAGGGTTATATAAAATAACTTAGTTAGCACCCTTAACAGCACTCAGTACGGATACTTCGTCAGGGAAAGCTACGGATGCACCAAATACGTACAAACCACGTACAATGTCACCAAAACGATTAGGGTTACGTAAGGCTTCAACCTTCTGTACTTGACCTACAAGAGGGATAGCACGATCAGTAAAGGCCATGATCTGATAACCATCAGCAGTAGCATCAATGGTCAAGGAGTTGGATTGAACAATGTTGAATCCAGCGTAACGGATGATAGAACCATTAAGGAAAATCTCATCTTTTACACGCTCTGACAATTGAGTACCTAAACCAGCAAGATTCATCTTAGTCATGAACCAGCTTGGTACAACCAACCAACGATTAGGGCCAGCGTTCTTAGCATCAAGCAATTCTTTCATACCATAAACATATTCGTCTACGTTACTAGAGGTGATGCTGATAGGAACAGCGAGAGTACCTACTTTGTTACCAGCGGTAGCACCAGCAAACAAGCCAAAAGCATACTTGTCAGCTTCCAAACCTAATTTACGTCCACCCTGAGTAATAGCGGCATCACGGAAATTACCAGTAGACTGAGCAACATCAACATCATCTACAGAGAAGTTGAAAGCTT